GACGCCTTTTGTTGAGGACGCCAAGCTCTGTAAGCTAGCGATTATCAGATCATACGAGGCCCAAGAGTCGTGGGGGCATTACGGCCCGAACAGTATTTGTGTTGACAGTACAAGGGTTAAGTACTGTCCCGACTGTAAGTTTATGGGGGAGAACCTAGCCAAAGATTACAGCTCTCCAAAGGGGGCCATCGACGGCTGGATTAGAAGTCCGGCGCATAAGGAAATTCTGGAGGGCGGTTACACTCAGGGCTGTATTGGGGTTAGCAGGGACGAGAAGGGCAATATTTATACGGCCCTAATAGTAGGAAAGAAATGAGAATCAAACCGGACTGTAATATATGTAAACTATACGGCTCACGGAAGGACTTAGTATACGAGGGTGGTAACTGCCGTGTGTTAACGCATAAGAAGGGTTTGGTATGTATTTTGGAAAGCCACACGAGTAGGGTGTCAAAGCGGCAAAGGAACTGGGTGCACCTGGTATTATCGAGAATAGCCAGAAGGGAACTAGGGAAGGATTTCAATATTAGGGAAGTCAAGGATGTTAAGCACTATCATTTATTCGCCTTCAAAGATGAAAAGAAAACTAAGCGAAAGAAAACGAGCAGAAAATAAGCTGGATGCGGTGTGGAGGAGCAAGGGGAAAGAGGACGCAAGATGCGAGGTTTGTGAAACCTTGCCGCCGGAGGAGAGGGTCAACTACGGCAAGCTCGACCCGCACCACGTCATAGGGAGAGTGAATAGAACTCTAAGGTGGGACTTAAGGAACCGCTGCTGGCTATGTTCTACGCACCACACGCTGGGAAAGAAAAGCACCACCAATGATTCGCCGTGGTTCTTGGCTTGGTTTGAGAGAAACAGGCCGGAGGACTACAAGTATTTAGTGGCGAAGAAGGAGATTCTAAGCCACAGGACTGTAGCGGACTTAGAGCACCTTTTGGAGATGTTAAATAAGGACTGATTGTTGGTTGGTGTGGTCGGTTGTTCGCAAGAACTAGGCCACCTCTCGACGATGTGGATACCCGCGAGGGGACTGACCTCACGAGCCAACAAAAGACTTGTCGGTTGTGTCGGCGGGTGGCGGAATAAGACGCTATACGCTAAGGTGTAGAGTCCGGAATTGGACTCTCTAACCAGGCTCCGAGCGGTCTTTGAAAACGACCTGGGCTGTGCAAGATGAAATTTCTTGCCCCGCCGACTGAGCCAACAAAAGAATGGCAAGTACTTTAATAGGAGGAGGAGATGAGATGCCCAAAATGTGGTAAATGGATGTTTCTGACGAAGTATCCCAACGGCAGAGTTATCTTCTACTGTAGTAAGGACGCCGGAGGATGTGGTCACGAGGTAATAGTCAAGGAGGCGGAGATGAGAGAAGAAACGAGGGCAGAGTACGAGCGGTTCCTTGACAGGTTGGAAGAGCTACAGGCGAAGAGGGTGAATGTTGATGTCATCCTGCAAATAGCCAGTGGACACATTCCAGACTCGGAAAAGGAGTTGATTCTACGGATGAAGAGGATGAGTGGGCAGGAGGTGCCAAGTGGAGGAGAAAGATGTCAAGAAGCTCAAGAGGGTGTGGGCGAAGGAGCGGAAGAGCCTCAAGGCTAGTGTCCGCAGGGTCAACGGGCTGCTCCGTTCTCAGGAAAAGGAACTCGTTGTTGCCGATAGGATTATCGGTGTCGTCAGGGACTCGGTGCTATCACTACCGCCAATCGAGGTTCCGAGCTTCCCGACTCCAGAGATGTCCGAGACGGAAGAGGTGGCGGTTATCTTCATCTCAGACTGTCACATTGGAAAGAAGACCAAGAGCTACAATCCGAGGGTCTTCGCCAAGAGGCTGCGTAAGCTAGAGAGGTCACTTCTAAGCATAGTCGTGTCCCTGCGTAGCATTCGGCCTATCAAGAAGCTGGTAGTGATGTTTGGTGGCGATCTCTGCGATGGAGAAAGTCTGTTTCCGGGCCAGTTCGAGCTAATCAATGTCCCTGTTCTGGACCAGGTGTTCTCTATCGGGTTGCCCGAACTGACCAAGTTCCTCTACTTCTGTCTCGAGAATTTTGAGAGCGTGGAGGTACAGTGTGCGAAGGGGAATCACGGACGCACGCCAGCGGCTAAGTGGACAGCCTCAACGAGTACGAACTGGGACTATGTTCTGTACAAGGCTATGGAGGCGGCAACGAAGAAGCAGGATAGGTTGAAGTGGCACCTTAAAACGGGGCCGGACGACTGGAAGTCTCTGTTTCGTGTTGCGGGTCATGGTTTCCTTTTGACCCACGGGGCGCAAATTAGGTCCTACTATTCGACCCCGATTTACGGAATAACTAGGCAGTCAATGAGGTGGCAGACTGCATATCGGGATAGGATCAAGCTGAACTACTTCTGCTTTGGTCACTTCCATAGTGCGGGAACCTTCCGCTTCAACCAGATTGTCGCGATAATGAACGGGGCCTGGGTATCAGACGACACCTACGCAGAGGAGAAGCTAGGAGTCGCAAGCGTTCCAGAACAAACACTTTTCTTCGTCCACCCTAAGTATGGGATGACAGCTCGTTATGCGCTCAGTCTGTAGCCAGTAATCGGGCTATAGCGGGGGTTCGGGATTAGGGGGTTTGATGCCAAGCTGGCTTTCCAGCTCCCTAATCCTCTCTTTAAGCACCTGATTTACTAGTTGGCTGTGGTGTTTCTTGAGCGGCATTGCGACTAGGTTCACTGCCCTATTATCGTTCTTGATGCCGTTAAGGTGGTGTATGACCCACCCTTCGGGGAGTTGTTTACCGTTGGCTTTTTCCCAGACGAAGATGTGTTCAAGGACATATTTACGATGCGCGCGGTGGTGTCCTGGGGCGTAAATCTCAATGTACCCGTTGCCCTTGTGCCTTCGGCCACCCTTCCAAGCGTGGTTTAGTGGGCCTTGGCAGCTTTTAAGATAGCAAGACTGGCAAAGGGGGCGACTCTTTACCGTATGACTAGCGTTGCCGTGCGGCTTGCCACACTGGACGCATTTAGGTTGGTTGGCTTTGTTCCACCGCCTAGTTCGCCAGTTAGCCCGCCTCCGGCTACAGTCTGGGCTACAGGTTTTCTGCCTTGGGTTGTATGGGGTATATGTCTTTCCGCACACAACGCACACTCTATCTTCCATGCGGAAAGTATAGCACAGAACATACCGCCAGTCAAACAGGTGTGTCATGGAGATATGTTCTCGACCTGACCAAGTAACAACTGGGGGGCTATCTAGCCTAGCCTCCCAAATTCAATGAGAGTATTTATTGACTTCGGAAAACTGAACATAATGTTACGATTATCGTTAGTTATTTCTATTTTAATGGGAGATATTGTTTCCGTAGAAGGGAACACAGAATTGGAGGCAAAATGAAAGAATACAGTTTATCGAAACCAGAAAATGACAAGTTGAGCAGCCTGTTCGCTATCTTTGCTCATTATCAGATTGTGATGCAGACGATGGACAAGGAGCTAAAGGCGTTTATTGTGGGAGATGTGTTCCCAAGGTTGGGGTTAACGCCGGAGGACTTTCCATTTGTGAATGTGAATATAAGGGAGGGGAAGGTAAGTCTGGATGATGTTAGGCAGAAAGAGGCCCAAAAGGGGCCAAAGGAACCAAAGGGGCCGGTTAAAGATAAGGGCTGGGATAAGGTAAAGGCTGAGGAACCGAAGGAGCCAGCTAAGGACGAGGGTTGGGAAGAGGAGGCGGATGAGAAGCCAAAGGCCAATCCAGACCATACAAACGAGTAATGAAGATAACACCGCAGACTAAAATTGCATTAGGATTACCAAGAGGTAAATGTGGATTCGACTGGGTTTGGATTATGCGACTATTGAAGATGTTCTCCGCCTACCCAGCTAACTACCTACCCATTGGGAAGTGCGCCCCGCACGCCTCGGCACGGAACCAGATAGTGCACGACTTCCTACAAAGCGAGGCAGAGTATTTGCTGTGGATTGACTCGGACACGGTCTGGGAGCCGGACGACATTCAGGTATTAGCTAGCGAAGATAAAGATATAATCACGGGAATACAGTACTCGACCAGCGAGCACCGGATGCCGCTTATTAGGAAGTTGGATGAAAAGAACTGGACGGCCACCCCGATTGTGGATTACCCGATGGACAGGATATTCGAGGTTGACGGTTGCGGGTTCGGGTTCTGCCTTACTCATAGGAGGGTTTACGAGGCGCTGAAAGAGGAGTGGTTCGAGTTCCGTTCGGGGTTCTCGGAAGATTTGACATTTTGTTTCAAGGCCAAGAACGCAGGGTTTAAGATTTGGGCGCACCCGAAGGTTCAGTTAGGACACATAACATCAAGGGTGCTTACCTACAAGGACTTCACCGATAATCCAAAGTCAATGATGAGGGTCTACGCACAAAAGGCGGCTTATGATACCGCTAAGTGGTTGGAGCAGTGTCACCCGAACTGGAAAGAGGATTTGTCATTAGAGGGGGTTGTGAACCAGCAGGACGAGCCGGAGAAAGAACTACCACCAAACATCAACACAAAGGAGCATTGGGACGAGGTTTACTCAAAAGAAGGCTCGGTGGACGAAACTTGGCGGAACTATCCGGGGAAGTTTCCCTTTATTTCTAAGGAGTTATTGAGTGGCTTGCCTGAGGATGCGAAAGTGTTGGAGCTTGGCAGTGGAATGGGCGTACTGCTAAAGATAATACAGAAAGATTACCCAAAGTTCGACTTGACTGGAATGGACATTTCTGATGTAGCTGTATGCTCCCTAAGGGCACTCGGGATAAACGCAGAGCAGGGAAAAATGCCGGACTGGACACTCGGAATAAATAAGAATCTTGGGGTGAACGAAAATACCTTTGACTGTGTTATTGCTACGGAACTTTTGGAACACTTAGATAATGTTCCACGCTTTGAAACTGTGGTGGAGGTCGAGCGAATCCTAAAACCTGGAGGGATGGCTATTTTCACTGTTCCAGATAACATTATGCCGCCTAGTGAGGAAAGGGAGCACCGAGTATGCTACACACGGGATAGGTTTGAGGAGTTTGTAAGGCAGGTATTCCCGATTTCGAAGGTTTACTCTAAGAAGTGCCTAGTGTCGGATAAGCCGTGCCCTGGAGGTGGGAGGTGGGGCGAGGCTCCGTTCCTGTTCGGAGTTTGTAAGAAATGAAAAGTATCAGCTTTATTGCGTTTGACCCTTGGATAAGGCAGCTTCGGACTGACAGAGGTTGGCGGGTCACGCTCGATGTCCCACAATCAGAGTATGAGAAAATAAAGGAGCTGCCAAATTTTCAGGATGTGGACTTAGTTGTGGAGGTAAAATATGGAAGACCGAAATAAGGATAAAAGGAAGCGCCACACAAAGGAGTATTATCTGCGGGTAAAGGCTGAGTTTGTTGATTTTCTCGCTGACCCAGAGGAGGAACGACTACAAGGGGTTTTCGCTAAGGACAAGGATGTTAGTGGGCAGACCCTATCGGATTGGAAAGGTGAGGATGGGTTTTGGGATAAGGTTTGGGAACGTTTCACCGGCTTTTACCTTCAAGGACAGTTGCCAGCGGTAAATAGGAAGCTAGTACAAAAGGCTAAGAGAGGGGATAAAGACGCAATGGATAGAGTTTATAAACTAGCTGGGAGAATGCCTCCGGATAAGTTTGAACACGAGTTACCGCAACTTGAAGGAATATCTAAGGAATTAAAGGATACAATCGCAGAAGTATATGAACTCAAACTTAGAAGGAAATCAGTCCCCTATTCCAAAGGGGATCCAAAGGGAAAAGCCCCTAATATGGGCGGGAGAGAACTGCCGGACGGAGAAGGGCGACAGGCTTGACTTCGAGGAACACCCCTTCCTAGTTGATATTTATAAGGATACTGCTAGGGAGATTGTGGTCCAGAAGTCCGCACAGACAGGGCTTACTACTTTTGGAATCAACAGAGCTTTATGGTTTGGGGACACGCATCAGGTTGCCGTTATTTACACATTCCCTACAGCAGGCGATGTTTCCGAGTTCTCCAAGGCAAGGGTAACGCCAATCATCCGTGCCTCCCCGCACCTGATGGGGCGGATAGCCGACGTTGACTCCGTTGAATTAAAGCAGATAGGGCAGTCGTTCATATACTTTCGTGGGACGTGGTCGGAAAGGCAGGCCATTTCGATTCCTGCGGATATGTTAGTTCACGATGAGACGGATAGGTCAAAGCCGGAGGTTCTCTCGATGTATCGGGAGAGGCTGTCGCACTCCAAATACAAGTACATAGTCAACCTATCGAACCCTTCCATACCGGGATATGGGGTTAATGCCCTATACCTGAGGTCGGATATGAAGAAGTGGTTTGTGCAATGCCCCAAATGTGGCAAGGAGCAGGTCTTGAAGTATCCCGACTCCATCAGGATTGGGGAGCGTACCTACTACCAGTGCGTGTTCTGCGGGGCGGAGCTTTCCGATGGGGTGAGGAAGCAGGGTAAGTGGAAGCCCACCAACAAGGGTGCGAGGATTAGCGGGTACCATATCTCTCAGCTAATGGCTCCGTGGATTAGCGCCGAGGAGATAGTCGAAAAGAAAGAAAACGAGCGGTGGCTACAGACTTTCTACAACTTCGTTCTGGGACTACCTTATGCTGGTGAGAACGTCCCGATTAAGAGGACAGACCTACTAGAGTGCGTTCAGAATAAGTATGACCTCGAACAGTACGGGCGTGGTACTTATATGGGCGTTGACCAAGGGGATGAGCTTCACGTGGTTATTTTCCAACGGGGGGAAGCTAACAGGATAGTTTGGTGTGGGGTCTTGGATTCATTTGACGAACTCCCGAACCTGATGGACAACTACCAAGTGGTGTCTTGCGTGATTGACGCAATGCCGAATAAGCATTCGGCCAGACGGTTCGCCTACCAGTATCCGGGGAGGGTGTGGTTGTGCTATTACTCAGACACACAAAAGGAGCCAGTGAAATGGACAGAGGATGATGAAAAGAAGGAGTGGAGAGTTGTGGCCCAGCGAACGGAATCATTGGACGCTTGGGGAGAATCGGTGACAAGCCACAGTGTTATACTACCTAAAGTCACCCAGATAATAGATGTGTTTATACGGCACTCTTGTAACTTGGCAAGAGATAGGGTAGAGAAGCCAGACGGTACGATAATTTGGAAATATTTGGCAGTTGGGCCTGACCACTTTGCACACGCTGCCAATTATGGTATGATTGCCTTGAGTCGAGCACCAGTTGGCTCTTTGGCTGAAACTTCCAAAAGGTCTAGGAAGAAGGATAGACCTATGACCGCCGGTTTAATGGATAAAGAATTTTAATGCCAAAGCTAACTGAGAGAATCAGACAAGTATTTTCGACAAAGGCCGCCGGACGAACCGAGTTGGGCGCATCGGGAACTACTATATTTAGTGGTATTATAGATACCGAGGAGTATGTTTCCGACCTCAAAGGCGACCAGCTAATTGACACCGTAAATAAAATGCGGTGGTCAGACGCCACGGTCAAGGCCGCCCTCCTAGCAGTTACCCTTCCAATTCTATCCGCAGACTGGGATATAGAACCCGCCTCAGAAGACTCTCAAGACATTGAAATTGCTGACGTAGTAAAACAGAACCTATTTGAAGACTTAGTTTGGGAAGACCTTTTGAGGGAAATACTTCTTTATCTACCGTTTGGATTCTATGCGTTTGAGAAGGTTTTCAAGCTGGTGGACGGGGTTTTCCTGTGGAAGAAGTGGGCGCCAAGGCTCCCCAAGACAATATATGAATGGAATATGGAGAAGGGAGAGCTAGTCTCGGTAGTGCAGAGGGTTTATAAAGAAGGCAGCTACGAGACAATAACAATCCCAGCAGAGAAGCTGTTAATCTTTACCAACGAGAAAGAGGGCGACAACTTCCGTGGAACCTCCCTCCTCCGTCAGGCCTACAAGCACTGGTGGTACAGAAAGAACTACTACGCTATTGACGCCATCGCTACTGAGAGGCACGGGGTAGGAATACCTGTAATAACCTTACCTCCGGGGTACAGTCCGCAGGACAAAGAAGAAGCGGATGAATTGGGCTCGAACCTTCGGGCTAACCAGCAATCCCACATTACTAGGCCGTCCCCGCAATGGGAGATAGAGATGCTGGATATGAAGACCAGCACCCTCAAAGACCCCCAGAAGATGCTAGAACACCATACCAGAGAGATTCTGAAGTCGGTATTAGCTCAATTCATCGAGTTAGGACAGCAAACCGGCTCTTGGGCTTTGAATGAGGGCCAGATGGCGTTCTTTGTGGACGGGGTGGATGCGGCGGCTTGCTATACGGAGAATGTTATAAACAAATACGCTATCCAGCAGATGGTGGACTTGAACTGGACGGTGGATGAGTACCCCAAACTAACTCACGGGGACTTGGGTGTGATTGACGTAGAGAAGCTGTCGAATGCCCTACAATCACTTTCAATGGTAGGAATGGTCACGCCTGACCCAGAAATGGAAAGGTACCTGAGGAACATTCTAAAGCTCCCAGAACCCCCAGAGGAGTTTGGAACCTCGACACCAGCATCAAAGACGGAGGAGTTGGAAACAGAGGAGGAGAAGGTGGAGACGGAGGAGAAAGCGAAGACGGAGGAAAAGGTGAAGACGGAAAAGAAGATGAGCGAGCGATGGCATCGCCAGTTAACGAAAGCAGAGGGTGCGGTGAGGTTTGATGAGATTAAGCGGGTAATGGATTCAGAGGAGAAGGTACTATTTAACGAACTATCAAAGATTCTAATCCGTGAGCGGGCGTACCTGATGCCGAAGTTTGAACGGGCCGTTCAGAATAACGATTTAGCGGCTTTGCAAAACATAGCCGGAAGGTTTAAAGGTGAGTACGAGAGGGTATTTAGGAACGGAAGTAAGAAGCTGTTCGAGTATGGGAAGAACAAAGCAGCATTTGAAATCAAGAAACCCGCACCCTCAACTACTGGAGAGAAGACGGGCGAGATTTTCGACCAAGCCCATTACTATGCGGAGCGCCACTACAAGGACTTAGTTGATAATCTAAAGTCGGCGGCCTCGATGGGGGTGCTTGATAAAACCGTCTCCACATCGGATACCATAAAGAGTGTTAAAGATACTTATAAGAAGTTCATTAACCGCAACTGCGCTATTACTGCTAACCTGTCGGTGGCGGAGGGCTTTAACGAGGGCAGGAAGTATTCGTTTGACACCTACTCGGAGGATGTTTACGGCTACCAATGGAGTGCTATATTAGACGGGGCGACTTGCTTCCCTGCTGGCACGAAAGTAATTACCGACAAGGGGGAGAGATATATACAGACTATAAAGGCGGGTGACAAGGTATTAACACGGGGCGGGTTCAAGCAAGTCACTGATAATGGGGTGCGAGATTACGAGGGGCGAGTAGTTAAGGTATCATCCACTAAAGGGCATTTTGTTTGTACCGAAGACCATCCTGTGTTTGTAAACGGGGGGTTTGAGGAAGCCAAGTATCTAACCGTTGGCGACACACTCACTTATTCTCGTAATAATGTATTCTTCAAGGTCGCTGATAGAGTTTATGGTTTCCTCGGGAAATCTCAGTACTTTGAACCCGTGTTTGGTAAGGTACTTAGTTTTCTTAATATCCTTAGATTTATCTCGGTGCCAGTAACTGCCATCAACTTCTACACAAATTCGGAACTTGGGGATGTAGAAATCGATAGAGTACCTACCAATACGGGCTTCTTGTGTGAAACTGTAAGAGATATTTTCAAGGGCGCCTCTAAACTTCTTTTCAAGCCCGCTTTCGCCGTGAAATCGGCGGTAGCACGCAATATTACAGAAGACTTGGTTAGTAGACGGAATCTTTCTAAAAGGTTTTCCGCACGATTTACATTTAATAATGACAGGCGGGCGACGACACTCTTCGGAGCAATAGCTCCTATTCTGGCCTTTGGGATGATTAAAAGTCTTGCCACATCGTTTACAAATGCTGTAGGTAGCGTGCTTGCGTTTACACTCCAGCGAGCAGAAATTATATCTACTAGCATTGGAGCGTGGTACGGAGAATTCTTTGCTACACCCAATACAGACTTTAATTACTCTTTTACCCGTATCTCTACAAGCAAGGGAGCAGAACAAATCACGACCAGATTTAATAGCGTTGGCGGGGCGATAGAATACTCTACCGCAGCTGGGACAAATGACATTTTCCCCCGTCTTCGTGGATTTATGGTAGCACTCTCTGGAACAGAACCTAGGGTTTCTGCTCTTGTAGGGGGATTGAAAAGATTTGCCGCAAACTTGGCAAGCGTAGGTCATCAACCTAATTATAACATAAATATCAAGAACAACCGACCATTAAAAGTTTACAACCTACAGGTGGCTGACACCGCCGAATACTTTGCTAATAGGGCTTTGGTTCATAACTGCAACTACTGCCGCTCGATGGACGGGAAGGTTATCGGCGGGACAGATAAGAAGTTTAGTAGCTACCAGCCTGGGCGGGTACATTTTAATTGTAGGTGTATTTGGGTTGCTATTCTGAAAGGCGAGGAAAACCCTCCGGCCTTTACAGGTATCCCAAACCAGCTAAGACCCCAGACCGAGGTTCCGCCTTGGGGGTTCAAGGACTTGCACGCACCGCTTCCGGGGAGCACTCACTTGGAGATTGAGGATAGGCTAACTACACCGGCGATGCAGCGGCAAGAGGAGGTACTTTACGGTAAGAAGACGTACCGAGAGGGGGCTGATAAGAATGACTGAAGCGATGATAGGAGGTGAGTTGGTTCAGTACGGATTTGCAGGATTTGCTTTTCTCTTAGCAGGTATTATACTTCTATTAATCAAAGAGTGGCGGAAAGATGCTCGTGAGGCTAGAAACGATGTTATGTCGTTTGGTAACAAAGCCTTGGAAGTTATTACTAAGAATACTGCGGCGTTCGTAGGACACCGAGAATCTCTTAATGGATTGAAGGAAGCTACTAAGGAAAATACGACAGTTTTAAGGAGTATAAATAACGGAAAAGGGAGGTGATAAAATGCCAGCTAATTTTGATAGGTGCGTAGAACGGGGCGGAAGGGTGCGTAGGGTGTCGGGTCCGAACAAAGACCACGGTCTGAAAGAGGGCGAGTATGTTAACTATTGTTACACGGATGGCAAGTCCTACCGAGGGGAAATGAAGAAGGTCAAAGCCTCGGAGTTCAAGCTGTCAAAGCTCCGCCCGATCATCGAGGTAGGTAAGCAGTTTGGGGAGACCTCAGAGATTGAGGTTCTAGCAGCTGGAAACTGGGAACACCCACAATACGGTAAAATTGACATAACCTCGCAAGACCTTGACGGGTTCGTAAAATCATTCAACGATAAGGTACGGAAGGTTGATATAGCTATAGACCAAGAGCACCAGCCGGAGAAGGGTGCGGCTGGCTGGTTTAAGGAACTGAAGCGGGGAGTAGAGAATGGTGTGGAGAAGATTAAAGCTGTGATAGAATGGACACCGGTAGGGCAGGAGTTAATCAAGGGTGGGATATTCAAATACTTCTCGCCGGAGTTTGACTTCGAGTATGAGGACTTTGAAACTCACGAAATATTTGATAATGTTCTCTTAGGGGGGGCATTAACAAACAGGCCGTACTTCAAATCACTCGCTCCCGTGATGTTATCGGAGAATATGTACGCAGGGTTCAAGATGGCAGGATACAAGTGCGAATGCTTGAAGTGCGGAGTGACCCTAACCACAGAGAAACACTGTAGGGATGTAAAATGCCCTAAATGCGGAGGGGAGATGAGGCGAGCAGAGAGGCCTGGAGCAGGATTTACTGACTTATCAAAAGATTCGAAAGGGGGTGAATTATTGATGACCAAAGAGGAACTCAAGGCTAAACTGGCAGAAGACTCCGAGTTTGCGCTAGAGGACGATGCCTCCGATGAGGAGAAAGCGTCTTTAGAAGAAGCGAAGACCGAACTGGAGAAAGAAGCCAAGGATACCGCCGGAGATGGGGAAGAAGGCGCTGGTGAGGGAGAAGGTGAAGGAGAAGGTGCCGGAGAAGGGGAAGGTGAGGAGGAAGGCGAGGAAGGCGAGGAGGAAACGGTTAAAGCATCGGAAATACTCATCAAGCGTCAGGCCAAGGAAATGAACGAACTGCGCTCGAAGTTCGGAGTTATGGAAAAGAAACTCCGCTTCAAGGAGGTTCGTGAAGACGTCCGAGGATACACATTTTCTGAGAGCAATCCCAATGGCGTAATTCTACCAAAGAGTACTGATTCAGCTGAGGCTCTAATTA